TTTCTATACTTATGATATTAAACATAAAGTAATTTTAGAATCCGGTGAAATAAAATATTCAATTTCAGGCACTTCTTATAAATCATTAACAGTAATAGAAGAATTTTAAGATATTGTGTATCTATGGATATGCTTTTCCTAAATAATAAGGGGGTCAAATGACTCCCTTTTTATTGTACTTAGCTATATAATGTCAAATATTTAATTTAAGCAGTACAATATAATCTATAAAATTATATATTTACTGAACTTTAAGTTTTAACAATGTTGTATCAGCTTCCTAATGGAAAAGTTATATTTCTAACAATAGATCAATACCTAGATCTTACTGATGAAGATATCCAATTTATGGTATCAAGAAATAGTGGTGATTATTGCCACAATCCTTTTACAGATTCAGCTATAGTTCAGAATGCCAAAGAAAAATTTTATGATTTTGATTATCTTCATGATGATGATGATGAAAATAACAAGTCAGGTCCTGATGATGAAGGATTTGATGAAATAATTGACATAATTACCCCTTTGGATTTATAATACTAGCCCTAGTATTATCACTTATCATTTAGACAGAGTACCTAAATGATATAGTACACTCTACTCAAAACAATCTAATTATTTATTTATTTATTTTTAAAACTTAAAGTTATGGACTCTAAAGTAACAGTAATTGCAGATGAAACAGGTGCAGTAATCAATTTATCTGCTAACAACCCAGAATTTGGATTTGTAAAAGTTCAACAAGTAAGAACTATGATTGATGACAATGGTTTCTTGAAAAGAAAACCAGTTAATGCATTAATTCAAGGTAAAATTGAAGAGCTAAGAGAAGCTGGATTTTATGCTGGACAACAAATGGATGGTAAAATTGTAATAGAAGAAGCATTACAACCATTCAACAAAAAAACTCCTGAGAAAGATCTTAAGGTAGCAGGTGATACTAATATTGTATGTACATTAGGTGGATTACCTATCTACAGAAGAACTAAATTTACATTTACTTCTAATGTTGCAGACAATTTAATTAAACATGACAATGTTGATGAGTTAAGAAGTGCTTATAGTAATAAGGCTACTAATACGGCAATCAAACCAAATGGAGATTTCTCTATCTAATTAAAATTAACCCAATTATAAGGGAGCTAGGAGACTAGTTCCCTTTTTTTATTTATGATTAAATGTATATGATTATGGAAAAGCTAAAACAAGACATCAGAAATTATCAGTTGTATGCAGGTAAAACCTATATGCAGTATGAACAAGACAATTACAGTCAATATCAAAACTATCTATACAAAAGAGCATTGTATGGATTAGATTCAATAACAGAACAAGAGCTTACAGGAATGTGTAGTAAGAAGAAACAAAGAATAGTTAATGTATATAAGAGAGCACAAATTGTTGTAAACAAAATTAAACAACAAGCTACTATTAAATATACTAATGATTTCTTTAAAGCCTTCTTTCCAAAGAGTCCATTAACAGATGCTTTTTTACAAGATACTGAGACTGATGATAATTTTAAAAATGTATTAACTTTTAAGGAGTTAAACATTAAAAAGGATCAAATTATTAGTATTTTTATAGAAGAAGGTATTTTGCCTAAAAACTTTATGAGTTTACAAATAGGACCTAATGAACTACCAAGATTAAAACAAACTCTATAAATGAAGACTAAACTCAAAGAATGTGATGGCTGTAATAAGCCGTCACATATTTGGAAAAACCATGAAGGTTTTAAATACTGTAAATACTGTTGGAGTGCTCAGAAAGCAATTGATGAAGACAAACCAATTAAATCTATAGTATATAAAATACCTCAAGTATCATCTAAGAGAAAGAAAAAGGATACTGAGTATCTTAAATTAAGACAAAGATTCTTTAATGATCATTCTATGTGTGAAGTAGCTGTTCAAGGTTGTAGTTACAATGCAACTGATGTGCATCACACTTACGCAGGTGCTAACAGAGAAGCATTCTATCTAGTACAAAGTACTTGGAAAGCAGTATGTAGAAATTGTCATAATTGGATACACAATAATCCTGAACAAGCAAAAATTATGAACTGGTTAAAATAATATGATATGATAAAAGATAGGCAAGAAATTCAGATGGAAGCTTTAGCTACCACTGATACAAAAAAGAGATGTACTGTAGTATTAGGTACTGGTGTAGGAAAGACACTGGTAGGTTTAAATCATATGGAAAGAAATACTACTCCTTTGAATAAAGTATTAGTTGTAGCACCAAAGAGATCTATCTTTCAATCCTGGATTGATGATGCAGAGAAATTTGAATTGCAACATTTACTTGGAAGGATTGTATTTTCTACCTACCTCAGTTTAAATAAACATAATCCAAGAGATTATGATATTGTATATCTTGATGAAGCTCACAGTTTACTTAATTCTCATAGAAACTTTCTTGAGAACTATAAAGGTAAGATACTAGGTCTTACAGGTACTCCGCCTAAACATGGAGGATCTGAGAAAGGACAACTTGTAAAAGAGTTTTGTCCTGTAGTATATACTTTCAAAGCAGATGAAGCTATAGAAAACAAAATCATTAATGATTATCAGATTATTGTTCATGAGATTAGTCTTGGTACTGATAAGAATTATGCAGTAAAGAACAAGAATCTTACATTTAAAACTTCAGAGGTTGATAATTATAATTATTGGTCTAGAAGAATTGATGTTGGTTCCGGTCCTATACATATTCTTAGAGTAATGAGAATGAAAGCAATGATGGAGTATCCAACTAAAGAAAAGTATGCTAAGATATTATTTAATAATATAGATAGTAAATGTATCTTATTTGCAAATACTCAAGATCAAGCTGATAAACTTTGTGACTATAGTTATCATAGTAATAATCCTGATTCTGATAGAAACCTAGAACTCTTTAAAGAAGGTACTGTAAACAAGTTATCTACTGTATTACAATTAAGTGAAGGTGTTAATATTCCAAATTTAAAACAAGGAATAATAATGCATGCTTATGGTAATGAGAGAAAGGCTAGTCAGAGAATTGGTAGATTACTAAGACTTAATCCAGATGATAAAGCAATCATTCATATACTATGTTATGTGGATACTGTTGATCAGAAGTGGGTTACAGATGCATTAGAAGGTTTTGATCAAAACAAAATACTATGGAAGGATTTTAATATTAAACTATAAATGCTTATATTACATTATGGAAACTACTAAAACACATAAAGTAAACATAATAAATGATGAAAGTAATTCATTTCCTTATGTAGCTGCTTGTTTAATTAAATTTTGTGACCATGAACCTATTCAAGCTGAACAATGTGCTGTTATAGCTCATCATACAGGAAAATGTACAGTTAAAACTGGAAATTTTGATGATATGTATGACTTAAAAAGTAGATTTGATTTAGTATACATCCAATCAGAAATAGAAGAATATGCAGGTGATATGTATTAATGATGAAAATAAACCTGTAAGAATATCATCTAGTGAATGGATTAAGAAAGGTGAAGTGTACACAGTAATTAAAGCTGTAAGAATGGGGTTGCAGGCTGGTAAGTTTGGATTTTTACTCAAAGAAGTCCAGTTATCTGAAATGTCTTTTCCCTATGAGTTTTATGACTCAACCAGATTTGCTATTTTTGACAACAATGTAGTTAAAGAAGAAGCAATAAAAGAAGAAGAAGTATTATTTGATATCTAATCCTAAGGAGGTGTTCTGCCTCCTTTTATTTACCCTATTTTATGGAATACACCACATATGATGTAGTGCAAGAATTTAAAAAATTGTTTCTAGCTAAAAAAGAAAAAACAAATGAAATTATAGAAAGAAGAAGCTATCTAATAGGTATTCTTTACTATAAGTTTAAACTTACTGAACAAGAAATATTTACTCATACTAATTTGTTGAGTAGATCAGCAATTAATTATACTAAAAAGATTGCAATTGATAGATTAAGAACAGGAGATGCAAGATTTATTGATAATGTATCTGACCTAATTGAAAAGTTTCCTTTTGACTTTACAGAGGCTTGTGGTAAAGTGGTACATTATACCCACTCTACAGTAGAAGTAACAATCAAGTTAAATTATAAAAATTATGCTAGGCTTACTAAGTATATGAAAGCAAAGAAAATTGGAGAAGATAATTTAGCTGTTCAACAACTCTTATTAACAACATTAAAATTATGGGAAGAATGAAAGAACTTTATATGCAGCTGTTAGAAATATATGATGGAGAAATACCTGAAGATATTACTATAGAAGAAGCACAAAAAATAATAGGTATAAAAACATTAAACTGGGAAGTGTATGAAGAAGCAGAAAGAACAAGAAAACATCTGGAGTCTGGAGAACCAGATAAAAGAAAAACCAAAAAAAGTAATAACTTGTAAATCTTTAAAGTTTAAACTTGTAAATAATACTTCTAACATTAGAACTAATAATGAAGAGGGAGACTAAACCATGTTTTACATGTAAAATGGAATTAGAGCTTACTGAATATGCAGTTAACAATAGACTATACAAGAATGCTAGTCAGAAAGGTGTAGTATATGTATGTAAAATGTGTGAATTTAGAAAAGCTATTAAAGACCTAAGTAATGTAAGATACAACTTTGAAATTAAGAATTTTGAAGTTAATCACTTTGCAGATTTAAATGAATTAGTTAACTGGTATAAAGAAAAAGGAGAATTATGAAACCAAAAACAAAATTAAAAGTGCTTAAAGCAAACTATAAAGTTATATCTGAAATGGCTGAATGTTTTTCTCCAACAAGTAAACATAGAGCTTTGGTTATGATGAATAGTAAATTAAAAAGTATTCTAACTGATATTGAACAAACAAAACATGAAAAAGGAAATGGCTAAGGTAATATTAGAATTTGATCCTATAGAAGAATCTCAGGATTTAAGGTTTGCAATTGATGGTATGAAATGGTGGTCTGCTCTTTATGAATTAGATCAACACTTAAGAGGTATTGTTAAATACTCTGGAGCACATACTGATGATGAACTTGCTTTTGCAGAAAGTATTAGAGAAAAAATTAGAGAAATAACTAATGACAACAATTTAATATTAGATTTATGAAGGTAGCAATTGTAATGTTGATTTTTATCACTGCTATGTTAGTTATTCTTATTGTAACAAATAATTCTGATGACAATGGGAAAAAAGATAAATAAACAAATATTAAATCTTATAGAAAGTATATGTGATGAACATTATGCAATGAGTAAAAATGTTGATGTCAGTATTGCTTATCTATGGAATATGAGAAAAACAGGTGAAAATAAAGGTAACTACAAACTATTTATATTCTTAGCAGAAATTAATCTGCTTACAGTGATGAAATTCATTACTGAAGAAGAAAAGAATAGTTTTATTAAACTATTAGAATCTGAAGATATAGACAATAGATATATTGCAGCTACTGGAATAAATTATTTTAGAACTGCTAGAGTTAAGAAGTATGGTGAGTTTAAGTCTTTAGAAGATCCTAATTATGATGTTATAAAAGATTACACTCATAATATTATTAATTTTAATATGTTTAACAATTATAATAGCATATGTCTGAACAAGATTTAATTGAATTAGGTTTTAGTAAACAAGTTGTTCTTGTTAAAGAAAGTGGTAATGAATATGATTATTACTATTATACATTAGATTTAATGGAAGGTATTGCTTTTTATTCATCTAGTAATGATGAGATGATTGATGGTAATGTATTCATAAAATCTTTTGAAGTGCCTAATATGCACATAACAAGTAGATATGACTTTGAAAATTTATTAGAAGTATTAAAAAATTGTACAAATGTTCTCAGGTAAATTAATTAAGAAAGATGGTAAGTTAGTTTATTCAAATCCACAGAATAAATTAGCATATGAATTATTTATTCAAAAACTTTCTGAAGGTCAGGAAGTAGATATCTATATTGATCTTGCAAATGCCGATCATAGTAGAGCTCAGATAAATAAAGTACATGCATGTATTAGAGAACTTGCAAAGGAATCAGGGTATACTTTTGAAGCAATGAAGTTACTTGTAAAAGAACAAGCTGGTCTCTGTTATGAAGCAGAAGGCCAGCTTGAATGTAAATCATTTGGAGATTGTAGCAAAGATGAACTTTTATTAGCTATTGAATCTTGTATTGAAATTGGAAAAATTATGAATGTTAATCTTGGATAACAGGTGCTACAAATCCTTCATCACCAGGTTCTAATACTTCTTTTTCTACATACATTTCTTGTTCTTTAGATTGTGTTTCTATTTCACTTAAAAGTAAAGCTGTAGTGTAAAAAGATCTTTGTAAATCATCAAGTTCATTATAAGGTTTGGTAACACAGTCCTTTAAATAAGATTCTTCAGGATTTTTGGAATGCATGTCCTTTACAATGTTAAAGGATAAAGCTTTTACCATTAGATAAAAATTTCTGTTTACTTTGATGCTTATGATTGCATCTTCTTTCATTTCTTTTACTTTGACCATGTTGGTTATTATTAAATTATTTTAGATAAAATTATGAAACAAAAACTAGATATAGAAGAAATTAAAGAAAAATTGTATGAAAAGTTAGTACCATCAGGATGGGGAAGAGTACTTAAGTCATTTATATACAGTGCAGATTTTGATAATATTATTACTCAGTTAGCAAGATTGTCTTTAGATGGTAAAAGATTTACTCCTCCATTAAAAGATATATTTAGAGCTTTTGAGGAATGTTCTTATAAAGATTTAAGTATTGTTATTGTTGGTCAAGATCCATATCCACAGTTTGGTGTTGCAGATGGTATTGCATTTAGTTGCAGTAAGACAAATGAATTACAACCAAGTCTTAAGTTTATACTAGAAGAGATTAACCGTTCAGTATATAATGGTCATGAAGAAAGTAAAGATGTAAATTTAGCCAGATGGTCTAATCAAGGTGTATTACTGTTGAATACTGCTCTTACTACTACAATAGGAAAGATGGGACAACATTATAATATCTGGAAACCATTTCTTGCATATTTATTTGATTACTTGACATGGAATAATACAGGATTAGTTTATATCTACTTAGGTAAACAAGCTAAAGAATGGTCAGAGGCTGTTAATGATAATAACTACAAGTTTTATCTTACACATCCTGCTAGTGCAGCATATAATAATTTAACAGCTTGGGATTCTCAATTAGTATTTGTAAAAACAAGTGACATTTTATTAAAGAACAATAACAAAAAAATGATTTGGTGATGACAGAAATATTTGCAAGATTAATCCAGGAGAAAATTACTCCAAATACTTATTATGTATTACACTGTATAAAAGAAAAGATTGTTCCATTTAAATTTGTTAGTAAAGATTTAGAAATTTCTAGATTAATATCTGATAATTGGTTGGATGAAAATTTGCAATTAACTAGTAAAAGTCTTATTTTTATTGAAGAACTAAACGGTTATTTTAAGAAAACTAAGAAAAAAGCTTCTATAGACTTGATGGGTACAGCCTTTGTACAGAACATTGAGGGTTATGTAGAAATATTTCCAAATAAGAAACTATCTTCCGGAAAGTATGCCAGAGTAAATCCTAAGAATCTAGAAGCACCATTCAGGTGGTTTTTTGAGACCTATGACTATGACTGGGTTACTATTTTTGCTGCAACAGAGAAATATGTAAGTGAATATGAGGTAAAGAGATATGAGTTCATGAGAACTGCACAATATTTCCTCAGAAAACAAAACTTAGATAAGTCTTATGAATCAGATTTAGCCACTTATTGTGAAATTGTTAGAGATAATCCAGACGGAGAAGTAGTTTATTTTAAAGAAAGGGTAGTTTAATGAATGTAAAGATTATACTGATTGCATTAATGTCAACAGTAATAAGCTATTTAGCTGTTAATGAATTTATTATAGAACTTTCTTTTTGGAAATGGCTAGGTATTGAGTTTATTACAACCATTATGCATTTTGTATATACTTTAAGTAAAAAAGATATACAAACTAAACAAGAATAAAATGTCTGAATTATTTAATGGTGCAAGACCCTTATTGCCTGTAAGTGAAAGACAGGCTTTAGAAAAAGCTCTTTATAAAATGAAAGCTAGAAGACAGGGACAATTAAGGTCTCTGAAAAGTTCTTGGCCTAAGTTTAATGATGCTTTTTGTGATGGGTTAGAATGGAGAACTATCACCGTAGTAGGTGCTAGACCTGGAACTGGTAAAACTTTATTCATGGAACAATTAATCAGTGATATTATAGAATATAACACTGATCAAGAGTTTAGAGTATTGAAGTTTCAAATGGAAATGGTTGATGAAACCAGTGGTATAAGAAAATTAAGTCTGAGTACGGGGTCTGATTACAATACATTAATGAGTAAAGGAGGTAAACAAGTTGATAAAACTATATTTGAGAAGTGTGTAGATTACTACAAAGCAAGTGCAAATAAAGATTTTATTAATGTAGTTTATGATTCTTGTACTGTAGATGAGATGTGTGCAACCATTCATTATGAAATGGAGAAATACAAAAAATCTGATGGTACTTATTCCAACATGCTTGTTGCAATAGATCACTCTGCTTTATTTAAGAATGGCAAAGGACAAAAAGATAAATTTGAGATGTTAGGAGGTCTTGGTGAATCACTCACTATGATGAAGAAAAAATATCCAATAGCATTTATTGTTCTAAGTCAGTTAAATAGAAACATTGATGATCCTAAAAGACAAGAGGATGGAGTATATGGTAATTATGTATTAGATTCTGATATCTATGGTTCTGATGCTTTATTACAACATGCTGATGTGGTTATGGGTATTAATAAGCCTTCTATAAGAAAGATAAGGCAGTATGGTCCTGATAAGTATATCATTGAAGATGAAGATGTGTTAGTATTTCACTTCTTAAAGTCTAGAAATGGTACCACTAGAATCAGTTTCTTTAAATTAGATAGAACAACTATGAGAATTATAGAAATTGATACTCCACCTCAAGCAATTAAACAAAAGATTTCTTCAATTTAAAACTAAATTATGACAATTAGAAAAGAAAAAGAGAAAGACTTCTATGTGAAACATATAGAAACTTTCAAAAAGCTTAAGCTATCTGATCCTTTCTTCCTGATTAAAACAGCTTTTTTTCAGAAAGGTAAGTATGGTAGGCAAGTTCAGTTCTTTGAATCTGAACTCAGTAAAGGTGAAGACATTTACCTTGAATTTTATGATAATGTCACTGATGCTAATGGTTCTGTTATAGATATAACACCATTTTTTACAGACAGACAGTTATTTAAGTATAGACATAATCCGTTTTATGCTGAAGAATATGAAACAAAGAGTGGAACTAATTATAAAGGTGAACCTTATAATCTTTATACAGTTCCTATGGCAGAATTACTAGCTGTACTACCAAATGGTACTGAGATAACTTATGCACTATATGAAAAAAGGAAAGCTGAAGCAGAAGCTAAGAAAGAAGATGAGGAACTTCCAAAACTACAAAATAGTTTAAGTTTGTTTCCTGACTTTGATGAACAGTTTAATGCTATTAAGCCTAAGGAGATTGAACTAATAAGTGAAGATGATTCTGATTTACAAAGTATGTCAGTTAGAGACTTTGCGGCCATTATGTTAAAATCTCCTGTAAGTAAAAAACAATGGTTAAATGATTTAATCTTAAAAGTAAAACAAATATGAGCATAGTACTTCCAACAAGTAAAGTAGCTGCAACAAGAAAGAATCCTAAGAGAATAGTAATTTATTCTAAGCCTAAAACCGGTAAAACTACTGCTTATGCTGGTTTAGAAAACAATTTAATTTTGGATTTAGAGAATGGTGCTGATTACATAGATGCTCTTAAAATGAAAATTGGTTCATTAAAAGAACTAATTGATACTGGTAATGCAATAAAAGAAGCTGGTAAACCATATAAGTATGTTACTATAGATACTGTAACAGCATTAGAAGATATGGTGATGCCTCTTGCAATAAAACTTTACAGAGCCACGCCTATGGGTAAAAACTTTGATGGAGAAACTGTTGCAAGCTTACCAAATGGTGCTGGGTATTTATATATCCGTCAAGCATTTTTTCAAGTTTTAGATTTTATTGATAACTTAGCTCCCACTATAATTTTATCTGGTCACATAAAAGATAAACAGGTAGATGATAAAGGTGAGTTAGTTATGTCTGCTAACATAGATCTAACAGGTAAAATAAAATCTCTAATTTGTGCTAATGCTGATGCTATTGGTTATATGTATAGAAAAGGTAACAAAACCATTCTATCATTTAAAACCAATGATGAAGTAACTTGTGGTGCAAGACCTGAGCATTTAAGAAATGAAGAAATAGTGATTACAGAGTTAATTGATGGAAAGATAATTACATCATGGGAAAAAGTGTTTATTTAATAATTTAAAAAATAAGAAAAATGGGATTAAGTACAACAGATTTAGGAAATAGTGGTTCAGGATTACCAAAAACAATTGCACCAGGTAACCATACATTGAAAATTAATAGTATCTCTTTAGATGAATATTCATTCATTCCTGGAGCATATCATTTAGTTCTTAATGTAGAAACAGAACCAATTGAAGGTTTTGAAGGTTTTATGATTGATAAAGATGATGCAAGTAAAGGTCATCATGCAGGTCAAATTGGTAGAGTAAAAGCTAGTCAGTATGCATTTGCTGATGGTGAAACTAAATCAGGTATTAAAATTCAGAGAGATAGATCTATAATGATCTTCTTAAAGAATTTATCTTCTACCTTTGGTATTAACAACTGGTTTGTAGAACAAGATAACAAATTTGACACTATTGAAGATTTTGTTAAAAATTTCAGTAAAAATGCACCAATTAAAGATAAATTCTTAAACTATTGTGTTGCTGGTAAAGAGTATATGAGCAAATCAGGTTATGTAAACTTTGATATGTATTTACCAAAAGCAGATAATGGAAAATATTCTTATGGTGATATTTCAACTGGTAAAGTAGTAGCATATAGTGAAGAAAAACATCTTAAAAAGATGGAAGTAGCTGAAGTAAAACAATTTGGAAGCAAAGATGATGATTTATCAATTCCAAGTAAATCTTCTAGTGACTTCATGTTAGATTAGTAACATACTTTTGATAATACTAAGGGGAGTCTTAATAGTCTCCCCTTTTATTATCTCTAAACTTTTTCAATTATGATTTCAACAAGAACAATTGTATCTGATTTAGCAGATGTACCTAAAGAATGGGTATTTGAAAATTATTTAACATTACCTGAATCATTAAATGGTCAAGACTTAAAAATACATTCTGTTTTTGTAAAAGAAAAGACTCCTTCTATGTGTGTTTATATAGAGGGTAAAACTAACTATAAATACAAAGATTTTTCATCTGGCAAAGGTGGAGATGGTATAGATTTAGTTGTGCAGCTGTTTAATCTTTCTACAAGAGGTGCTGCTACACAAAAAATCATGCATGACTATACAGATTATATATCTAAAAATGGTCATGTTGTTAAATCTTATATACCAGAGAACAGATATCAAGTTACTGATTATGAAATGAGGCATTGGAATACATTAGATGTAAAGTTCTGGACTGATTTTGAGATTAGTTCTGGTTTACTTAAACAATATAATGTATGTCCATTAGGTTATTATGAACTAAGTAAAGATTTAGCTGATGGTACTACTAAGACTTTAACATTTAAAGGACAGTATATTTATGGTTATTTCAGAACTGATGGTACTTTGTATAAGATTTATCAGCCAAAACAGAAAGAGAAAAAGTTTCTGAAGCTTAAAGACTATACTCAAGGTCTTGATCAACTTACTTTTAGTACTAAGTATTTATTAATAACTTCTTCTCTAAAAGATGTTATGTCTTTTATGAAACTGGGTATTAAGAATATTGAAGCAATTGCACCAGATAGTGAAAATTCTATGATGCCTGAAACAGTAATGCATACACTGAAGAACAAGTATCATAAAATCTGTGTTGCTTTTGATAATGATGAGGCTGGTATTAAAGCTGCCAAAACTTATAAACAGAAATATGATCTTCCTTATGTAGTACTTGATCTAGATAAAGATATTTCAGATTCAGTTTGTAAATTTGGTATTGAAAAAACTAGAAATGCATTATTATTTTTACTAAAACAAGAATTATTATGAGCTGGACAATTAATGGTGTAGATTTTAATGAAATTGATATTCCAAAAGGAGCAGTAGGTTTTGTTTATATTATGACAGCTATTATAGATAATAAGTCTGTTATGTATATAGGTAAAAAGAACTTTTTTGCTAATATTAAAAAGCCTCTGGGTAAGAAAGCACTTGCTATGACTACTGATAAAAGGCTTAAAAAGTATAAAAGAGAACTTAAACCTGACTTTATGAGATATTACAGTAGTAATATAACATTAAAAGAAGCTTACAAAAAAGGAGTACTGATTAAAAGAGAGATGTTAAAAATATGTTACTCATCAATGGAGCTAACATACCAAGAAGTAAAACATCAGTTTATGTATGAAGTATTAGAAAAACCAGAATATCTTAATGGTAATATATTAGGAAGATTCTATAAAATTAAATAGTTATGAATGATATTATAATGACAAGCACATTACTGCAATTAGCAGATTTAGGTGTAACAGGTGTTTATATAACTTTTGAAGGTGGAGGAGACTCAGGAGCCATAGAAGAAATATTGTATACTAAAAATGAATATACAAGTTTTGATTTTGATTATTATAATTTTGAATTTGCACTAGGAAATTTATCAAAAGAATTATGTGATCAAATTGAAAAGTTTGCTGATCATCATATAATTCAAGAATATGAAGATTGGTGGAACAATGATGGTGGATTTGGTAATTTAAAAATAATGGTGCCTTCTGGTAAATTTGTATTGGAAACTAGTGTAAGAGTTACTGAATATGAAAACAGTGTACACAATGGTAATTTAATAGAAACTGCAGCAATAGTAAATAAATAATATGGAAAAAGAGTTTGTAATATATAAACAGGCATTAGCTCTTAAAGAGTTAGGATTTGGTGAACCTTGTTTAGCTAGACATATTATTATGACCGAATGGGGAAAACCTACAGGACAAATAATACTTCAAATGGTAGATTGCTTAAATTCTGATAGAAATCTTGTTAAAGCACCACTTTACCAACAAGTATTTAGATGGTTTAGAGAGAAGCATAATCTAGTGTTTAACTTTATCAGTTATAATATTGTAAAACCTGGAGAATATCATTGGTCTATAACATGGAATGATGAAGCTAAAGTATCAGGTATAGTTAAAACATATGAAGAAGCAGAATTAGCTTGTTTAGATAAATTAATAGAACTTATTAAAAACAAATAATATGGAAAAAGAATTTGTACCCTACAAACAAGCTTTAAAGCTTAAAAAACTAGGTTTTAATGAACCATGTTTTGGTAAATATGATTTGAATGGTAGCTTTTACTATTCAGTAAATTATCATAATACAGACATACAAAGTTATTGTATTAATTGTTCAGCACCTTTATACCAGCAGGCATTTAAATGGTTGTTTGAACAACTAGATGCAAAAGGTGTTATGATTCTTGAAGAAAAACAAAGACTAATTGTTTTAAAAAATTTAATTAAAAAATTAAAAAATGGCACATCCTCTAGAACATTGTAAATCCTCAGTAAAAAAATGGGGTGGAGAATGGAGTGATTACATTGCAATTCATAATTGGTTTGATGAAACTAAAAAATGGATTGGTCATAGTAAACATAGAATGTTTAGACATCATAGTGAAGGTATATTTGAATGTGAAAAGATATTTGGGATGTCTTTTGTCAACTCAGATGGTAAAACTGTATATACAAGATATGTTGGAGAACAACATGTAAAAGAGGATTGTAATAATTATATCCCAAGTGCAAAAGAATGGGTAGATAATATAAATACACCTAAGGAATGGATGATTAAAACTTTAAAAATTGAAGACTAATGGAAAAAGAAATTAATTATTGGGGATTAGCAGATGAATATGCCACCTCAAAACATAAAATGGAAAAAGGAGATCATATTTCTAAATATGAGAGATATGAAGAAGTTAAAGAAGGTTATGAAGCTGGATTTTTAAAAGCTGTAGAATTATTTAAAACTGACAAAGAAATTATGATTAAAACTTTTAAAATAGAAGACTGATGGAAAAACAACTGTTTATAATTGATGGCTACAGAATCTGGGCTATGACATATGAAGATGCATATGCAAATTATTTAGTAATATCAAGAATATGAAAATGGTTTATGATAAAAAAGAAACAGAGAATATTCTAAATATGTTATTATCTTCTGATACTGATAATAAGTATTTAGCATATCAACTGATTAATAATTCTGATGTAGAAAAGTATAAAGGTAATCTGATTTTGTTGTATAGATATTCTAAGATGAAAAATGAAGATTGGGAAACTAATTGTTCTTCAATCTGGAAAAAAATTAAAGATATAATACTTGAGGCAGGTCCATTAACAAGTCCTAAGTGCTTAACATTACTAAAAAATGTTAAAGCTACTAATGACTGTATGGAATTATTCATGGAATTGTTCATTAGAGATATGATAGGTTATTTAAATGATTTAGGATATCCTACTGATAAATTTGATATAAGTATAAAATTTAAAAATTAATGGATAAAGTAGATAGTTTAAGTAGAACAAGTAAAGACTTAATGTTGAAAGAACCTTATTATGGTTTCTTTCTTATTATGTTAAATAAAGTATGGGACATGAAAAGAGTCCCTACTGCAGGTGTTAGTAAAAATGGAATAAATTATCAGTTAACTATAAATGATGATTTTTGGATAGGTCTTAGTGAACAACATAGACTTGGTCTGTTAAAACATGAGTTATTACACATTGCATTTGGTCATCTCACTACTTATTTTAAGTTTAGTGATAAGAGATTGGCCAACATTGCTATGGACATGGAAATTAATCAATATATTGATACATCTTGGCTTCCTGGTGGAGAACTATCCACTGAAGAGTATAAAGCTCTTAAAGAAGCTGTAATCAATGAATATAAAACAGCAAAAGAAGCTGGTGCATCTACTGAAGAGTTGGAGCTTATTAATAGTAAGATCCCGTCTCGTGGTATTATGATTGAAGATTATGATGAGTTAGACTTAGATCTTAAAGCTGGTTCAAGATATTATTATGATAAATTGAAAGAAGCTAAAGATAAAAAAGACAAAGATGGAACTAGTGGTTCAGAGATGTTTGATCAATTATGTGATCAGATGGATAATGAAATGAACACTGGTGCTGAACATCCTACATGGGAAGAATTTGAAAATTTAAGTGAAGCTGAGCAAAAGCTAATAGAAAAGCAATTACAAAAAGTACTTAATGATGCTCAGGAACAAACTATAAAGAAAAGAGGTAATGTTCCAGGAGAAATTCAAAGTGTTATTGTTATTGAAGAAATTAAAGTAGCTAAGTTTGATTGGAGAGGTTATATCAGAAGATTTACAGGTGTAAGTACAAAGATATATACTAAGAAAATAAGGAGAAAAGAGAATAAAAGATTTTCTGATAATCCTGGTTTAAAGATTAAAATGAGACAACATATGTTGTTAGGTATAGATACATCAGGTTCTGTATGTGATGCTGAATTAGCAGAATTTATGAATGAGATACATCATATCTATAAAGCAGGTGTTGATATCACAGTAATTCAATGTGATACAAAAATTAATAGTGTTGAACCTTATAGAGGTAAACATGAGATAGATATAAAAGGTAGAGGAGGAACTGAATTTGATCCTGTCTTAGAGTATTATAATGGTAACTTAAGGAAATATACTAGTTTAGTTTATTTCACTGACGGTGAATGTACAACTGAGGTTGTTCCTAAAGGAAATGTACTTTGGGTTCTTTCAGAAAGATCTCACATGAATGATAGTTTACCGGGTAGAATTATTAAATTAGAGTTATAAAATATTAAAAATTAAAGAAGATGAGTCAAGTTAAATTAAATGTAGAAGAGTTAAAAAGTTTTATTAAACACATGGTTAAGAATAACCAACATATTCAGTCTGAAGGTAAAGTTCCTGTGGCTATAAATATTGAAGGTGATGCTGGTTTGGGTAAAACTTCAGCAATTATGCAGTTAGGTAAAGAACTTAATATGCAAGTTGTTAAACTTAACTTGTCTCAATTAGAAGAATTAGGTGACTTGGTTGGTTTTCCTGTTAAAGAATTTCAGATCCAGAATGCAGAAGGTAAAACAACTTGGATTAATGAAGCTCAGATAAGTGCAGCTAGTGCAAAAGGTTATAAAGTTATAGATAAGAGAATGGCGCATGCTGCTCCTGAGTGGATTCAAGGTAAGGGAGAAGGTGGCTTTCTTATATTAGATGACTATACTCGTGCGGATTAACAAAATATGCAGTCTACTAGTGTTAGTGTGAATAATTTAATTATCTTTGTGATATGGAAAAATTAAATACACAAACTCTTAAGACAGCATTAAAGAGTATAGGAATCTACAAAATTAAAATTAATGATAAAGAGTACATTGGTAGCTCTTGTAATATTGGTCATAGGTTAAAACACCATTTGTGGTCTCTTGAAAATCTAAAACATCATAACAGAACAATGCAAAACTTATATAATAAGTATAGTAAAGAAGAAATTTATTTTACTGTTATAGAAGAATGTTCTGATGATATTTTAATAGAAAGAGAAGCTTACTACATTAGTACAATTAATCCTTATATAAATCACATATTAGATCCTCAAACTTTAGTTAGAGATGATGTATGTAAACAAAGGATAAGTGTAGCTAAGAAAAAAGCTTATGCAAATGGTCTAAAACCTCATAATCTTAAAGCAGTACATAAGTATTCACTTGATAAAGGTGAGTATTTAGAAAGTTTTGAATCTCTTACGGCTGCTGTTAAATCTATTAATGCCAAAAGTGTTAATAGTATAAAAGCAGTATGTGATGGAAAACAAACTTCTGCCGGAGGTTATGTTTGGGCTTATAATAAAGTTGATCTAGTTTTTTCTAGAGATACAAAATATAAGTTGGAACCAGTAGTACAATATACTAATGATAATATTTTTATCAAAAGATGGGAGTCTATAACTCAAGCAAATAAGAAACTTGGTATCTCTAATATTAATAGAGCAATATCTAAAGACTTAACTGCTGGTGGTTATAGATGGAAAAAAGCATAAAGCGGGTGGTCCGCAATAAATCATGTGAATTCAGGGAAACTCCAGAGATGGACAATCCTGAGCCAAGCCTTATAGGGATGTAAGGAAGGTGCAACGACTAGTATATGGAGCCTAGAACAGGCAGTAAAATACCAAGAGCGCATGACACATAGGAATATGTGATGATATAGTCTGACCTGTAGATATAATCTAAAAGAAACTACAGAATCATAGGATAAAGAGCCTATGAGTTAACAATAATGCACCGCTTTATGCAAGCAACTATGGAGATTCTTGACAGACAAGAGTATGTTTCATGGAAATTACCAAAAAACTGGCATGTAATCTTAACTACTAATCCAGATAATGGAGATTATAATGTAACTAGCTTAGATGTTGCTCAAAAGACTAGATTTATATCTACAGAATTAAAATTTGATATAAATGTATGGGCTAAATGGGCAGAGCTTGCAAACATTGATGGTAGATGTATAAATTTTATGTTAATGCATCCTGAATTAGTTACTCAAAGAATTAATCCAAGAGCTATAACTACATTCTTTAATGGTATTAGCTCTATACCAAAGTTTGAAGATAACTTACCTATTATCCAAATGATTGGTGAAGGTTCTGTTGGTTCTGATTTTGCAGCAATGTTTACTATGTTTATTAATAATAAACTAGATAGGATTATTTCTCCAGAAGATACCTTAACCAAAGATGAAGCATATGTAATGGGAGCATTGTCTTCTGCTGTAGGAAAAGATAATGACTTCCGTGCTGATATCTCAAGTATAATTGCAACTAGGTTGATAAATTATTCTCTTGTATTTGCAGAGAAGAAAGCTATTCCTGCACCAATGATTCAGAGAATTATAAAGTTAACTACTGATTGTGATGCATTCACTGATGATCTTAGATATTATATGATTAAAGAGATAGTTAATGGTAACAAGGTTAAGTTTGCACCATTGATGATGAATCAGAATGTGGTGAAGATGGCTGTTAAGTAATTAATGGTAAATCAGTCCCCTGTTTAAAAACAATAATTAAGTTACAAATCAAATATAGAGGAGGGTAATTCCTCCTCTATTTTTTATTAATTAAAACTAATATGAAAATGCTATTAAAAATTAATACAACATTAAGATGGAATAATAATTCACTTCAGAGTATTGATATACATATTAATCCATTTGCTGGATCTTTTGAAAATGATTTATTTAGTTTAGATAATACACCTTATGTACCTCAAAAAGGTGATAGATTCTATTTCTTACCAGATGTAAACATTCCTAGAATAAAACTAAAAGATTTAGCTACAAACTATGGAATTAAAGTTACAAGAGATCCTGAAAATGCAACCCATATTTTTGCAAGTAAGAATACTATAAATAAAGTAACTACAAGAAATTGGTATTATAAAATACCAACAAGTTATTTTAAAGAATATGTAGAAGAATATAAATCTTATATGGATGAGCAACATGTAGAAAATGTGAGGCAAGCTTTAGAATTCTATACTGAAGAATATGTTATCTGTGAACATAGTACCAGAGCAGATTTGACTGATGAAGATTTACCAAACTTTTCAAATTTAACTATTATTCATGATGATGAAACTGTAAATAGTCAAAGAGTATATATGCTTGATAAAGAATATGTTAATTTATTTGATGAGATAAAAGGTAAAACAATTACTGATGAAGTACATTTACTAGATATACTTAACGGTGATGATGCAGTTGTTATTGATGCTACTACTTTTGACCAGCTGTCTAACTTATTTAAAAGTTCTGATACTGATAATCATGTATTAGCTATGGAGATAATGGCTAATTCAAAGTATAAAGAAAGCATGTTGTATTTAGGTATTTTATTTAAAGAATTCCAAAATGTAATGTGTAATCAATCAACTAAGAACCATGTAAACTTTAAATCTTTAGTTACTTATTTTAATATTAAAAGTTTTCACTATGATAGAATTGATCTTGATTATATAGTAGAAAGACTTAAGACTAGAAATGTACTTACAACAGATATGTTAAATGTTCTTCTTGATAAGTATAATGAAGAGGTTATTGGTAGAAATACAACAAGTGTGTTTCAAGTAAAAACAGTTACTGTTAATCCTGAACTACTAGGTATATTAAATACTAACTATATGTATGAAACAGCAGTTGATTTTACACCTGTTGTTAATGTAATTGAACATATAGAAGAGGTAATAGCTCAAGAACCAGAAGTAATTGAAGAACCAGTATCAGAATTTGCAGCTGAAGACAATTTTGAAACTTCAGATGATGAATTAGTTGCTAGTATAGAAAGTGTAGAGATACAGGAATCTGAAGAAGAGGTAATAACACCGGAAACAGAAGTATTTACTAATCAAACCAACATAACAACAAATGATTCAGACATTGATTGGTTCTAATGAAGAGTTAGAACAATTTTACAAAAAGAAGTTTTACTTTAGTTATAGTGGAATCAATAAGTTATTGTATTCTCCTGTAATGTTTTACAATCATTATGTTTTGAACCAAAGAGAAGATAGTACAGACGCGCACCTAGTTGCAGGGCGCGTTCTGCATTGTCTCTTATTTGAGGAAGAGAAATATGATGATAACTTTTTATCCTTACCGGGTAAACTGCCTACTGATAGTCAGAAAAAAATTATTGATTCTATCTTTAAATTCCATATGAGTTTAGGAAATAATTCCTTATCTTTGGAAGACTACTCACAAGATATACTCACACATCTACTTACTGCTAACTTATACCAGACTCTCAAAACTGATCAACAAAGATTAGAAAAGATTATTACTGATGAGAACAAAGAGTACTTTGAATTCCTAAAAGCTAGCTTAGATAAGACTGTAGTAGATCAACCCACTCTAGAAAATTGTAGAGCTCAAGTTCAAGTATTAAGAGCTAACAAAGATGTTAGAGCTTTACTACAGCTAGATAAATCTGCTACTGATGACCATTTAGAAATACACAATGAGATGTTTCTAAAAGTAGATCATTCTCAACTGCCTTTTGGTTTCCATGGTGTTCTTGATAATATCATTATTGATACTCAAGCAAAAATTATTTTTATAAATGACCTTAAAACAACAAACAAATCCATTCAGGATTTTCCAGAAACTGTAGAATATTATAGATATTGGCTCCAAGGAGTTATCTATGTTTTACTAGCTACTGACAAATATCTGAAAGGAAGAGAAGATAAAGATGAGTGGAAATTTCAAGTTACTTATATAGTAATTGATAAGTACAACCAAGTTTATCCTTTCCAAGTTAGTGTGGAAACGCTAGAGAAATGGAAGTTTGATTTTAAAGAACTAGTGACCAAAGTAAAATGGCACTATGAGAATAAAAGATATGACTTACCTTATGAACTAGCTATTGGTAATGTAAAATTATAAAAAAGTTATGGCTTTAAATTCAGTGTACAGGAAGTATTTCCAAAAGTCCAAGGTATTTATCTATCCGCTCCTTGGAATAAAACGAGGAACTAGTGTAGTCCCAACAGAAACTTATGTTTCATGGGAAGACCACTATGCTCCTGAGGATATGAAACTAGTTTGTGTTTATAATGTTAGAAAGGATAATGAGTATTTGTATTTTGAGAAGAACACTCTCTTAAGACATACAAGACTTACTGAGTATATCAAGATAAATAGTGAAACTAGTGTGTTTATATTTAATTTTTCTGATATGGGAACTGATTGGTATAACTTTCTAGAAGGAAAGTATAGCAAAATTGATATGAATCTGAAACAAAAAATATTAAACTTTTTTGATAAATACAGTGGTAATTATGCTTATATGTCTACATATTTGTTTCCTGAAAAACATTTTGGAGAATATGCAGAATTATTACAAGTAGATATTGAAATATTAAAATCTGTTGGAGAACTTTGCAGTAAACCAGATATGGAAAGTGAAAACTTTACAATGGCTGTTGCAGATTTTGAAAATATTGAAAAAAGTAAACTAAATTTATAAACTAAAACCTAATTTATTATGAGTGAAAAATCAATGATGTTAGTTCAAGCAACTTGGAATGACAAACAAACTTTTAGATTGATTCCTTTAACAGAATCTTGTCCTTATGTAGAATGTATTATGGATCCTGATACTAAGGTTCTTGTAATCATTTCTAAGATAAGTAAACAAAGTTTGCACATGTTACCTAAAATAGATGACAATGGTGATACTATTGCAGTTAAACATGTTAGACCAAATGGCAGAACCTTCAGAGAAGAAAGACACAAGATTGAAGTGTTCCAAGAATTTTATATAGAAGATAAAGTTGCTATTAAAGATTTGTTGCACATATTTGCTACAAATGTAGAGACTTTTGACTATAGTAAATTTATGTAAGATTAAATACCTCAGGGTATTTAGTTACCCTGGGGTTTTTTATTAACTAATACGGGGAAACAGCTTAACTGAATAAATTAGTATGAAAACACATTGGGTAATGGATTATGAAACTCTTGGTAATTGTTTCATAGCAGTATTTGAAAGTATTAAAAAAGAAGAGGCTGAGAGAAAGATATTTGTTTGTCATAAAACACAAAATGATATTGTAGAGTTTATAGCATTTCTAGAGAGAAACATATCTCTTAATGAATGGCATGTAAGTTTTAATGGTTTAGGATTTGATAGTCAAATCACTGAGTATTTTCTAAGGAGTAAAGATGATTTATTACACCAGGATGGAGAATATATTGCAAGATTTGCTTATGATAAAGCCCAAACTATTATTAGAAAACAAAATGAAGATGAATTTCTTGAGTTTAGTCCAAGAGATCTTCAGATAAAACAGGTTGATGTATTTAAATTGAATCATTGGGATAATCCAGCTAAGAGAAGTTCTTTGAAGTGGATTCAGTATAGTATGGATTGGAAAAACATAAAAGATATGCCTATCCATCATAGTACAGAGATTAAGATTAAAGCAGAAATAGATCAAGTTATAGATTATTGTATTAATGATGTGCTTTCTACTAAAGCAATCATGTATTTGAGCAAAAGCCAAATAGAATTAAGAAAGAATTTAACTGAAGAATATAATATAGATTTGTTTAGTGCTTCTGAGCCTAGAATATCTAAAGAGTTATTCTTGCATTTCTTGAGTAAGCAAACTGGTATAAAGAAGTATGAGTTAAGGCAGATGAGAACCCACAGACCTAAAATTGTAGTTAAGGATATCATTCTACCTTATATTAAATTTTCTACAGCCACATTTCAAAATTTACTTGATAAATTTAATGATGTTGTTATCTTTCCAGGTGAAACAAAAGGAGGATTTAAATATTCTGTACAGTATAAAGGAGTAAAAACAGATTTTGGTCTTGGTGGTGTGCATGGTGCTAGAAGTAGTAAAGTGTATAAATCAGATGCTGATAATGTTATAATGTCCTCAGATGTTGTAAGTTTTTATCCTAATCTTGCTATTAGAAATAAATGGTCTCCCGCACATTTACCTAAAGAAGACTTTTCTGAATTGTATGAGTGGTTCTTTGAAGAAAGAAAGAAGATACCTAAGAAGGATCCTAAGAATTATGTATATAAGATTATTCTGAATTCTACTTATGGTTTAAGTAATGATGAGAATAGTTTCCTATATGATCCTGAATTTACTATGAGGATAACTATTAATGGTCAGTTAAGTCTAATTATGTTGTATGAGATGATATGTGAAGAAATCCCCGGATGTATTCCATTGATGCAAAATACAGATGGTTTAGAAACTATCATTCCTAGAAAGTATGTAGATAAGTATTTAGAAATATGTGAGAGATGGGAAAAGCTAACTATGTTAGAACTTGAACATGGTACATATGATAAGATTGTTCTAGGAGATGTTAATAATTATATTGCAACTACTGAGTTATCTGAGGTAAAAGAAGATAAGTATAGAGACTTGTTACAAAGCTCTCTGTATGATATGTTCCAGGAAAAAGATGGTAAATTTTATTATTCAAGTGTAAAAGCCAAAGGTAGATTTGAATTTAATAATCTGGCCCTACATAAAAACAAAAGCTTTCTTATTATTCCTAAAGCTATCTATCATTATTTTGTACATGATATAAAGCCTGAAGAATTCTTTAAGAACAACACAAACATATTTGATTATTGTGGTGGTGTAAAGATTAAAGGAGATTGGAAGTTTTATGAACATAATGTTGATGAAGGTACTTATAAGAAAGAACCATTACAACATACTATTAGGTATTATATTTCTAAATCAGGTTCCAAGATTGTTAAAACCAATTTACTTGATGGAAGAGAGATTCAAGTTGAATCTGGCAAATGGATGCAGACTACATTTATAAATTATGTAAACAAAGATTTTGAAGATTATAATATTAATTATAGTTATTATCTGGAAAATGTAAGAAAAGAAATAGAAAGTTTAGAACCAAATAAAAACCAACTAACCTTATTTTAAGATGCCAAGAAAAACACAAGATTGTACAAAAGCACATTTATTAAGTGTTGCTTTGCCTACTCATGCTGACACATACACTGTTATATCACATGAGTTTGTAATTAATTATTCATATCAAGCCCTTGCTGCTGCAGGGTTTATAGTTGTAGATGAAGAATATAGATGTAATGCAGATGGTCAAATTGCTCAAGGAGTTTATAAATTAAATTATAATAGTGATCCTGAGTTATCAATGATGTTTGCATGGACAAATAGTTATAACAAACAAGTTAAGTTTAGATGTGGTATTGGAGCCTATATTAATAAAACTGGAACAGTAATGACATCCGGTGATATTGGTACATGGATTAGAAAACACATGGGAACTGCTGATACTGATACTAAGAAGACAATAGATAATCAAGTACAAAATGCTAATATGTACTATGATCAGTTAGTACTTGATAAAGCAAGTATGGAGAATATTATTCTGAATAAAAGAAGACAAGCTCAAATGCTTGGTATTTTATTTGCTGAATATGATATTCTTTCTACTGAACAAGTAAATATAGTAAAGCAATTAATGAAAAAACCAACATTTAGTTTTACTAATACTGATAGTCTATGGCAGTTTTATAATTATGTAACTGTTTCTTTACAAGAGTCTCATCCTAAAACCTGGATGGAAGATCAAAGAATATTACATTATTTTATTACTTCTGTACTTTCTTCTCAAAAACCTACAGTAGTTGAAGCTGTAGAAGAAACAATAGCTGTTGATTCTTTATATGCTATTCCTAATCAGACTAATTTACTAGATCAAATTGCTGAAGTTGAGGCTGGAGTTATAGTAACTGAAGTTGAACCTGATGACTTTATTATAGAAGAAGTTAATACTGTAGAAGAAGAGGAAGAGGAAATTACAACTACTGTATTTGAAGATGTAGTAGAAGAAGTTGAAGTTATTTCTATTGAAGAACCTATAATAAATGAAGTTGTTGAAGCGGTATCATATACTGATGCTGCTGGTAATACTTTTGAAACTCCAAGTTATGAAGTAACTGAGAAAGATCCATTTTCTTTAGATGATGAGTTATCTCTAAATAATATAGAAAGTTTTGAAGAGAACAAGAATGATATTCCTGATTTCTTCTAAAAATCTTGTTGTGGTTGACAAGGTTGTTATCAATTAAAAGAGGGATAGTTTAAATACTGTCCCTTTTTTTATCTTTGCAAAAAATCTGATTATTATGGAAAACATAGACATTGAAAAAATAGCTTTAGAATTATATCCTCCCCGCATTGATGCATATATGGAAGGAGTAATTGACTGGAATCTGAACATTAGAAAAGCTTATATTGAAAATCAAAAACAGAAAAAAGAACCTGAAAAAAAATACACTGATGATGATATAACATATATCAGAAACATGTTAATAGATGGTGCTTTAACAAACATGGGTTGTGCTAGTGCAATAGTAGAGCTTGATAGGTATATTAATCTACTTAATACCCGCAGCTAATGAAAATACAAAACAAAATTATCATACACTTAGTAGCTATTATGCTTATAGTGTGTTCATTACCACTAATCATTCTTTATTTATTAATTAAACTTTATAACAAAATTTTTTATGGAAGATAATTCAAAATCATTTTTATACTATGTAGCCTTAGTATATCTAATAATCAGTCAGTTTGCAGCAGTGTATCACTTTATCCAGTCTATAAAAGCTTCAGATAGTATACTTTATGCAATATTTATATCTCCTATAGTAGGAGAAGTTAAAGGTTTACTTTGGATATTCTTTATGTAATAACAATAGTCAGGTGGCGCAAAGGTTGACGGCTGGAACAATAGTTACAGAGGCCATGCAGGTTCGAGTCCTGTCCTGACAACTAAAAACTAAAAAATAAAATTATGATGAAACAAAAGAATGAAATAGAAAACTATGAAGACAAGTCAAAAGTTCTTCAAGAAAACGGTTGGGAAACTTGGTATCATGACGATAACTGGATAAAGACAGAATGGATTGAGCAAGGCAAAGCTTATGATAGGATGGGAAATTCAACTGATAGAGTTTATGCTAGCATAATTAAAAAATAATAAATAGTCAGGTGGCGCAATTGGTAGAGCAAGTAGATGACACAGATACTGATTCTGTAATTTCTTCCACTATACAGGTTCAAATCCTGTCCTGACTGCAATTAATAATTTAAACTAAAACTAAAAACTATGAAACATAAATATGATTTAAAGATTTATAATGGAAGAGTAAAAGTATATGTAGATGGTTATGTAATGTTTACTTTTAACCAAATAGATTTTAAAGGCTATTATTCATATAAAGATGATACAGACCTTTATGGTATTGATGTATACTTAATGAATGAAAAAGGTGGTGCAACCACTATGGAAATATACTTTAAAACAAAAAATAATTGGCTTAATATATTAAAACTATTAGATAAACATTTATGACAGCAGTAGAATGGTTAATTGAGCAAATAATTAAATATGAATTAGTTCCTGAAGGAACTAATCCTGATAATGTATTATTTAATAAAGCCAAGGAAATGGAACATAAACAATTAGAAAAAGCTATTGAATATGGTTATGAATTAAGAAATAACAACAAACCAATAAATAGTGGTATTGATTGGGTAAAAGAATTTAACTCACTAGAAGAAGCTACATTAAAATTATATCCTGATGATTGGGATAGAAACGAAAGATTAGCATTTATTGAAGGTGCTAACTGGCAAACAGAAAGAATGTATAGTGAAGAAGATTTATTAAGTGCTTTTGAAGCAGGAATGATGTTTATTGGTGAGGATAAAGGATGTTTTAGAGAATGGTTTGAACAATTTAAAAAGAAATAACAATGGGAAATTTAATAATACTAAGTCTAATATGTAATTGTTTTTGTTTTTATGCAATTTACTTACTCAAAAAAGAATTTGAACAATTTAAAAAGAAATAATTATGAAACAAACAAGACTAATATGAAACTAATAAAAATTACAAGTCAATCCAGAAGAGATTTTTGGGGGACTTATGAATGTGAATTTTGTAACCATGTAGAAAAAAAAGTATCAGGATATGATGATAATTACTTTCATACAAATGTTACACCCAATATGAAATGTAAAATTTGTGGAGAATCTACAATATCTAAAGGAGGAGATGTTAAACAAGTACAAACAAAATATCCTGAAGGTTATCAAATTTAAACAAGACTAATATGAAAACACCTATGCAACAAGCAATTGATAGGTTAAGAGATTTAGCATATCAGATGGGAACTGATGATGAAGTTTTAGATTCATTTAGTGCTGGTACAAGAAGAGGTTATCTTGAATCCGCTAGTGAGTTACATAAATTTTTAGAAATGGAACAAAACCAATTAATAGAACAATGGAAAAAAGGATGGGATGAAGCAATATCAGAAGCTATTAAAGAATTATGTAAATATCAATAATTATAAACTAAAGAAGAAATAGAACAGAGTGTCATCAATGATACTCTGTAAAAACAAATAATTATGAGTTTTATAAAAAGATTAAAAGAATTTATAATAATTAGTTATATAAGAATTATAGAATTTAGTTTTTATACAATTAGTGGTATAGATTTTTATAGGAATTATTCAAGATTTTATTGGAAAAACAAAGTAAACAAACAAGACTAATATGATAAAGAAAGGCTCCGTTATTGTACTTGACTATAGTACTCAAGAAATACACATTTATAAATTTCATCTTAAGGATGGTGAAATGGAAAACTTTATTACATCAAAAGGTCACACTATCAAGGGTTCTAGCTGGATGGTGGTTGATGAACTTAAATTAAAGATACACTAGTTTTGTATTATGAATATTATTATTTTTATAGAAAAAACAAAAGATGGAAGATTTAAAAGACAAAATTGAAAGAAAAATTGAACAGTTAAAAAAAGAACTGACTGGTAACCTGTTTGCTGATGGAGAAATACAGCAAGAGATTTATGATTTAAAGAAAATACTTAACCCAAGAATAGCAGAACATCCTGAAGAGGATAATGATGAGGGCTGTCTTAATTGTGGATCTTAAAAACTTATTGTTATGTCTAAAAAAATAAAAGATCTAGGTATATTAGCTCAATTTGATAATGGTGCTATCCATCAAATACTGGTTAGTGAACAACAACAACAGTATATTCTTGCATATTTAATTCAATCTAGTAGAAATAATAGTCTACAAATACTAGAAAGTCCACTTACTAGTATAGAATGGAATTCAACAGTGGATTTATCTAAAGATTCCTTTACAGATGGTAATGGATATTAAAAATTAACAACAACAACCCCAACATGGAAAAACAATTAAAAGCAGTGGAAGAATTCCACACAACATTTATGCAAGAAAATGGAGTAACTCCCCGTCTTATTGATGCTAAGGATTCTATTTTAAGATATAACTTGATGGCTGAGGAAAATGATGAGTATTTAGAAGCTTGTGAAGAAGGTTCATTAGTCGGTATTGCTGATGCATTAGGTGATAAACTATATATTCTTTGCGGAACTATCCTTAAACATGGTATGCAAGATGTAATAGAGAAAGTATTTGATGAAATCCATAGCAGTAACATGAGCAAAGTTGGTGAAGATGGTAAAGCTATTCTTAGAGAAGATGGTAAAATATTAAAAGGTCCAGATTATTTTAAACCAAATCTTGAAAAGTTTTTATAATGGTAAAATATAATAATAAGAAGTTGTTTGTTGCATACTTAGCAGACAACCTATCATATGTATTATTGACAAAAGATAAAAATTTAAATAATGGATTATTTAAGGTAAACTTATCAGATTTACCTGATTATGAAGAGTATATTACAAACAAATTTTTAAAGTTTAAAAAACCGGGGAGCTACTAAGCTCCCCTTTTTTTTTCCTTGCAGCAATTACTTATTATCTCAACTTGCCTGAACTCTTAGATATATTTTTGATGGCTGTTTCCGGATCTCCTGTTCCACCTGTAAATCCTACAGTAGAGAACAATCTTTTCCATATCTTAAGCTCATCTTTTTGTTGCCACCAGTAAGGACCAGTATCTTTCTTGTATCTAGCAGCATCATCTAATGTTATAAAGTTTAAGAAATCTCCAAAGATCTCAGTATATAATATAACTGTATTATAAAAAGCTGATGAAGTTGATGTAATCATTTTAGTATAATCATCAGCTCCTAAGTTTAATCCAAATACTTTTGGTAATGGAACAAATGCACCTGTTTCAGCTTGTAAACCTAATATTAGTAAGAGAGCATGATTAGTTAAGAATCCATAAGTATTAAATCCTTCTTGACCAATAGCTTCAGATCTTGCAGCTATTTTTTTCCATTTATCTTCATCATCATCATCAAAACCTAATAAAGCAGATGCTAATAATGCAGTCATGATAATAGTTAAACCTTCTGACATTGTTCTTTTTAAATCAGTTTTCTCTTGAGGTGTCATGTATGCATAACTACTACCTTTACTTTTAAGTAAACCAACTAATGTTTGGAATGCATTAACATAGTAACCTTTAGTAGTTTTACCTAGAGCCCAATCATATCTTGCTCCACCAAAGTTTTCTTTAGATACATCCATTCCAAATCTGTTTACTAACATAGGAGTAAACCATTTTCTCATGAAGAAAAACATTCTGTACATAATGTACTTATTACCTTCTGGTTGTCCAAATTTATCATAAACCCCAAATAGTCTTCTTGAAGTTCCTTGCATTTTGTTTTTAAAGGCTTTAAACTTTTCAGACTTGGCTATTATTATTTCTTGACCATCTTCTAACTGAGTAGTAGATTTGATATGATTTTTAGCTTGTAGTTCTTCTAAGTCTATATTATATTTCTTAGCTATTTGTTCTAAGGTTTCTCCTTTAGTATAAGTATGGTATACTGCAGTATTATTCCAACCTGGATGTATACCATCTTTTAACTTAGCAACACCATTAGCATCTTTTTCCCAAGCATCAACATATCTTATAGATATCTTTTTACCATTAGAAAGAGTTTGATCTATTTTTTGACCATGTAAGAAAGAACCAAATAGTTTCATAGCTACATCCATCTCACCAAACTTACGGTGCATGTATAACCATTCTCCATTTACTAAATCTTTTGCTAAACTTCTTGTAACTGATCTACCAAAGCTATCTTCAGCTTTGAATGTAGGATCAAAGATTTCTACTAATTGTGTAGACATTTCTCCTGGTCCAACTTGGTATATACCTTTAGTAGTCCAATCTAACATAGCTTTAGTAGCCCATGGAGTTGCTAAAGCAATATCTTTAAGTGTTATAAACTCTCCACCAGAACCTTCAATTATTGTCTGAATATAACCAGAGAATTGATTCTTTATATCTGAAGGTATGTTTAACATTAATGAACCTCTAGAAGATAGTTTTTGTAAAACACCTAACCATTTACCTAATCTTGGATAGTTCTCTTCTAAACCTACTACTTGTTTACCATAGTATTCTCTTTCTAGTAAAGATCTTACTTGACCAAGTCTGTTGTTTTCAGCTCCTTGTTTATTAGTGTTTTGTAATTTGTTTCTTACATTGAAAGCAGCTTTACTGAATCTGTCAACATTCTTTGGTTTGTTGGCTGGATCTTCTAATGTAGAAAGAATAGATTCCACAAGTGGTAAACTTTCTAGTAACTTACCTTGAGTCTGAAGAGACATAGAATATTTAAATATACCTTGTATTACATCAGCATCTGTTACTTCTTTATCAAGATTATAAACACCAGTTACTGGAATATAACTGATTTCATTACCAGCCATATCAGTATTTACTAAGTTATTTTCAGGATTGTAGTTATAACCATTTTCATTATCTGCAACTGAATTTCCAAATGTTTGTTTAAGACCTTCATAAATGTTTTTACCCATCTCTTTGTATCTCTCACCATATTTACCTCTTTGAATTATTTGGTAAACATCACTAGCTTTAGTAGCATATCTTGGCATATCCAAGTATAACTTACCATAGTTACTCTGACCTTCTTGTGCTTGCAAATGATATTCTTTCATTGCTTCAAGCAATTGGTATTCTGCTGAATTTGATGCTTTTAACTGTGCATATCTTTTATCAATGAATTTATCATCTTTAGCACTGTTCTTAGCACCAGGTACAAACGGTCTTGGTAAGTTATTACCTTTGTTATCTATATACTTACCTACATATTCTTGTCTTACAGCTCCTCTTGGAATTGTTCTATACTGATTTTTTACTTCAAATCTAGAGTGACGGGAATTAGGTGTACCCATTAGAGTTATATTCTCTCCTGTCTCAGTATCAACTATAGTAGTTGTTTTATAAAACTTAGGATTACTAGGAATTGTTAATGAGTTAGCAGCAGATCTTTGATAATAAGGCTCTTCAAGTTTTGTTTTAGTATTAAATCTATAAGTAATAACATGATTTAAATCAAACCACTCACGGAAGTTTTTATCTGAATCTACTATATTTTGAAAATCTGGAGTGTTTATAAATGCATCTACAGTATCTTCATCAACCTCCTTAATATCTAATTTAGATAAGTTAGTATTTAATCTATCTAAATAATATTCAGTAGGTACTTTATTTGACAAACTTTTTAACTCTTCAAAAATACCTTTAAGTTCTAATGCTTCTTTAATATCAATACCTGCATTTTTTAAAAGCTGTAGTAGATATACATATCTTTTTGATTCTGCTTCATTCATTTCTGTTCTCTTAGCTTTTTCAGATAAAAGTTCTAACTCAGCAGACTGTTCTTTTGTTAAACCAGTTTTTTTATCAAATTTTCTTTTAAAATCTAGAATTTCTTGTTCTAAATCTCTAATCATTTTTAGTCTCTCTGGACCAAGTTCATCAGGATTAGGTTGACCTAATTCATCTTTATAACTAAATATTAAATCTCTTATAGTTTGATAAGCACCACTTATATCAAAGTCAGATTGCATTATTTCATTTATTCTACTTTGCAATTCTTGTCTTCTAGTTTGCAGTCTTTTTATCTCTGCATAATACTCATCAGTATATACTACTTTAATATTTTGTCTCTTCCATTTTTTAAGTTTATCTATAAACTCAGCAGAACCTCTTGTAATTTTTTGAGCTTCAAGTAATGTAACAAACTCATTATATGATGTTTGTAATGAACCTGGAATAGGAATAAACTCATAAAAACCTCTTGTAGCTTGTCTATGTTCAAGTAATAACTTAGCAATACTTAAATCATGTATACCTTTAGCTGGATCATCTACTTTTTGACTACCATCTTCATAATACAAAGAATATAATTGTTGGTATTGTCTCCATGCACCCTCAATTGTACTGTAGTTATCAAATCTTTCTAACTCTTTATCAAACTGATTTTGTATGTTGTTATAGTTATCTAAGGCTTGTTTTCTTGCAACATAAGCTAATCCACCTATCTCAGAGTTTTTAAAGATATCATCTTTCTCATAGAACTCAGGAGTGAATTCTTGCCACATATAATCAGAGTTAAACTGTCTTAGCTCTGTTAATGCTTTTGCAATAGCATTTTTATCACCAGTTTTCTTAGCCTCTTCATAGTTATATTCTAACAAATCTTGTGTATATCTCCAGCCATTGTTAAACTCATTCAAGAAAGTATATATTTCTTTGGCAACAGGTTTACCTGTTTTTTTGTCAAAGCTCATTATAGTATCTAAACCGGATACCATGTCTCTTATTTGAGTTGAGTCTAACTTACTGAATCCTACTTTAGGAAGTAATGTTTCCAATTTTTTTCTAAACTCCATGGACTTTTTCCATACTTCATTCTCTACCTCAGTTTTCTGATCCTGTATAAACATAGATAAAGGCCCAACAATGATGTCATTACTTGAGCTATAACTTTCTAACCATCTATTAAACCAAGATACATCTTTAGCATGTCCTGTTAATGCATCTTTTATTTTATCTTCATTAACAAGATAGTCATTGTATTTTTTGATAAACTTATCTAGTATATCTTTTGGAACACCTTTCTTAACCAATTCATCAATTTCAACATCAGATAAAGTTTGTTGTATTACTGAATTATACAAGGTACTTACAGCCTTCTCCAGTTCCCCTTCAGGAAAAGCTTTCTTTAAGGCAATTCCAAGGTTAGACTTCAATTCATTGTTTACAAATTCATTCATATAACCAGTTATCTCAACAAAGAACTGCACATTATTTTTCTTATATATGTCTGCAATTTTTGTTTGAACCTTTGATAAGTTAGTGGTTATTTCATTTATTACTTGATAGAATGGATTAGCTGTATCAATTTCAAAATCACTAAGTATATTGTTTATCTCATTTATTGTATTCTGCCATGCATAAGCATTGTTTTTATACAAATTAACAAGACCAATAGTATTTCTAGCATTTATATTTTTTTCAAGATAGATCTTACTTAGATCTTTCATCATATTCTGACTTATAGAATTGATTTTATCAAGACTATTTACTAATGCAATAGCTCTATTTCTCATCTCATCCAGTCTTTTACCTTCAGCATCTAATGCATTATCAATAATCTGTGATGAATTAAGCTTATCTGATACTAGTATATCTTGGTAACTTCTCAAACTTTCAGCAATAGCAGGTAATAGCTCTGTAGTACCTTCTTTTAATAAGGCCTTTTCAACCATAGCTCTTACAGCTTTATCAGTCTTAAATTCTTTTGCTCTTATTAACAAAGCTTTGTTAGTAGCAAATACTTCATTTACTACTTTCTGCATTGCTTCTGTGTTAGACAGCTTGACTAACTCATCAGCTCTTTCAACAACAAATCTGCCGTACATTACTAAGTCATCCTCAGTAATTTTATCAGTTTCAAACTCAAAATCTTTCTCCAGTAACATGTCTGCTAGCTCATCCAGTGTAGTATCTACATCTAATTTAGATACAGTAACTGTATTACCAAATATTCCACGGAGCATTTGTTTAATAGCAGCAAGTAGTTTGTTTATGAAGTTATCAAAACCTTCAGTCTCTATTTGATTGTTTACTTTGTTAAGAGATTTTAACTGTAAAGCAAAAGCTAATGCTTCTTCTTTAAACAATTGTCCTTCTGGATCAAGTTCTGGATAATGTTTTTTTACATATTCTATTATTCCTTGGCCTTCTTCTGTTCCTGCTAACTGAGTATATAAATTATTAAATAGTGCAGGATTAGTTTTTCTGATACCTTGTAGTAATGGATGTGAGAATTCATGTAACACTGTATGAACATTTACATTATCTCCTACTATATATACTTTACCACCAAAGTAAAATGCGGGCTCTCCTCTGTATGGTACAGGTGAGTTCTTTAATATGTTCTTAGCATCTTCAGGAGTAATATTTTCATAGTCTACTTTTAATCCTCTGGATAATCTCTCAGCTAATACTTCTGCTACTTCTTTTGATCTTGCACTGTTAATAGTATTAAGATCTATGTCAACTAAAGGAATTGCTTCACCAACAGTTTCTTTCATCATCATTGGTCTACCAGATACAAAGTTTTTAAATCCTTGTATATCTTGTTCACCACCTAATAAATGTATTTGTTCTGGTTCAAATACTCCATAAGAATCAATTAATAATGGATCTTGTATATTTTCATAAATAACACCATCATTTCCATCTTTTAAAGCTTTTTTAACTTGTCTTGCTGCTATATATGATGTTTTATATTTTTCATTTAATTTATAAACATCTGGAAAAGCAGATTTTTCATAGTCATGTGTTAAAGGATTTTTTAGATTTATAACAGCAGGCATAACATTTTCAACATAACCTGCTTGTTTTTGTTCTAATTTTCTTTCCTCATCATTCTTTAATAAATGTTCTAAAAAACTATTTAAATAATTTTCTATATCTTTTGTTGAAACATCTTTACTTTTAAATCTTTTTTCTGGTGATACAAAAGTATATTCATTATTATCAAAATAAACAGAAAACATATCTCTGCTTAATTTTGTTTCATTAAAATTTCCAAATCTGATATTAATATTTGGATCATTAGCTTTTAACTTATCAATATTTTTTAATAATGTTTTAACTGAATTAATATCCTCATCATTATTATTTTTCCAATTGGAGAAAGTATCAAAAGTTTTTTTTGATTGTTTTCTAACTTTTTGCCATTCTAATTTTAATAGTTCAATTATTTCTGCATTAGATTTATTTTCTTTTTTAGCAGTATTAATTAAATTATTATAGTAAGGAATAGTTTTTAAGTAATCTACAGCTTCTTGTATAGGCATTCTTCTTCCTATAGTTATAGACACACTTTCTAAAGCTCTTTCTACTTTTTCAATTAAATTTTGTCTACCTCTAAAACCATAACTTATTGCTGCATTTTTATTATTTGTAAAAAAGAATGCAGAAGATGAATCTATTTCTATTTTTTCTCCTGTAATTGGATCAGTATATGTTCCTAAACCTGTAGTAGTTCCTCTTTTTTCTTTAAGAAATTTATTAAATTTTTCATAAGTACCATGATAAACAATATCCTTTATTTTGCTGTCAGGAAATATACTATCTAAGTATTGAGAATATTGTTCAAGTGTTCCTATATTAGCTAATTCAGGAATAGAATTAAATAGTTCTTCTATCCCTGGTTTAAGTTCTTTAGTAGTTTCTTTAGGTAATACTGTAGGAGTACTAGCTACATTATAATACTGATCTATCAGTACTTGTAGTTCTTGAAATAATACTTCATTAGGTATAGCTCTGGCTGTTTCATAATATGCATTTCTTATATCTGAAGATGCTCTTTTATCAATTTTTTCAGTAACACTGTTAGTAAAAAGCATGGCCCCATCTGTTTTGAGGCCATATTTTCTAACTGCATATTCTGTTAGTTGATAATTTGCTTTGTCAAATATATCAAGTTTTATAATTTTTCTATCTTTATTAATAGCACCTTCTTTAATCAAATGTTTAATTGATTCCTGTTTTACTTGACAAGTCATTGTTTATGAACATTTAAAAGGATCTTCAGTTAATTCTAACTCTGCTAGAATTTCTTCATCAGATATACCTTGAGTTTTACTTAATACTTCTTTTACTTCTTGGAACATCATAGAACCAGGATTCAAATATCCAAATTCTTCATACAATCTCCTACTTAAATATACAAATAATTCTTGAGGCATCCTAGTTGGATCTCCGTATCCTGTTTCTGCAAATGCAATTTTTACATCTTTGTTAAGCAAATTCTTGATACTTTCAATTCTTCTTTCAAAAATATCTTTAACATCTTGGAATTTATTAGGTGCAAGACTTGCAAAACCATCTTTAGCAGTTGATAAACCTGTAGGAATATTAATTGTCATATCAGGAGTTTCTTTGATGATATTAGTTTGACCTCCAAAAGATATTGTATACTCTGATTGTATCTCTTTAACAGTAACATTTGGAATAAATACTATATCAGAATTTTCATTAACAAGATTTCTGTAATACTCTGTAGTACCTTTAGCATCATTGAATGTAAATATGTTATCCACATCAGTTTCTGAAAGATACTTTTTTGTAGTTAATGGAACTTCTTCACTTACTACATCAGTAACTGGTTGAACAATTCCTTTTCTTTCAGTTGGAGTAGCTACTTGTTTTATCTTACCTGGTTCATAATAGTTAATAGTAGATAAGTAGTCTTTATATCTTTCTTTATCTTTGTTATTACCATCATTCTGTTGTATAAACAACTTATAGAAGTTATCTAATAAAGCAAAACCTTTATCTGAATCTAATGCATCCATAAATACTTTAGACTCACTCTTCATTATAGTTAAGAAGTCTGTGTAGTCAACTATATTAGTAAAGCTTAGTTTAGTTTTATTTAATCCGGTTTGTAAGAAAGCAAACATAGATAACTTACTAAAAAAATCACTGATTCTTTTGTTGTCTTCAGCATTCTCTACTTTAACTACTGTAGGATCTGATAGATCTTTTAAGTTTTTAGTATACAGTGTAGATTTAGTATTATCATATTCTTTCTCTGCTACTTCAATATTAAAAGTTCTATTGTCTTTATCAGTGTTGAACTTCATCTTTGATAACAAAGCATAGTCTGCAGCAAGTAATGGAAATTCATTCATTAGATTACTATATCTAATTGCCATAGAGTTATCTTTATCTTTAAACAAATGATAAAAGTTAAAGGTGTTATCTAAAGCTTTTTCAGCTAAGAACTTTTCATATTCTGGTCTGGTAGTAGCTCCAGATTCTTTTATAGGAATAAGTGACCTTAAATATTCTCTTTCAATAACAAATCTTAAGTACTCATTATAGTTCTTAGTACCATTTCTCATGAAGGTAGCCTCATTTAATGGATAATATCCTAATGACTCATAGTTGTTTTCTGCTTCAGAATTTTCTGCCCAAGCTTTACTTAAGAATTCTTTTTGGATTCTCTTCTCATCAACAAATAATTTTTTGTTACCATCTTTATCTGTCTTAACAAAAGCTCCATATTTTTCAGATTTCATAGTTGCCGTAGGAACTGCAGTAGTAAGCTCATAGCCCATGTATGAATCACCTAGTCTATATCTTCTGATTGCATTTTGTAAGATAAAGCTAACTATATCATTTCTGAAAGTATTAACAAATACTTCTCTTTTACCTTCACCAAATGTACTTTCTACATCTTCTCTTATAGAATCACCTTTTGTTATGATGAAATCACTAATTGCTTTATGATATCTTAGTTTAAACAAAGGTCTACTGATTGCTAAAGCTAAAGGTCCGTTAAAGAATGATTTAATAACTGAGTCATTCATAAGTTTACCAAGTAATTCAGAAACACTTTCATCATACTTAAGATTCTCAATATTAGCTTCAGTTTGTTCTATATCAGATAGTACTGATTTAGTACTAGTATCTGGATTAGAATTCATTTTTAACTTAGTAATTCCTTTGATATTGTCTTCAATCTGTAAGTAATGCAAGAACATTGCAAGTGATAATTCACTATCTGCTGCAGCTGGGTTCTTTTTAGTATCAGAAATAAGTTTTCTCATCTCTGACTCAGTAAAATGTTTTTTACCTTCAGCTCTGTTCTTGAATAACTTTTCTACAGATTGATTACCAACTTCATATCTATCAATATTCTTATTAAGTTTACCGTATACTGCAGGATTATAATGTTTTGTAATTACATCTGATGCTGCTTTATATTTTACTAAACCTCTACCACCACTTACTTTACCTAATAATTCAGCAAAAGTTGATGTATATGCTCTTTGTTCATTAACATACTCTCTTACTAATGGTTGAGATACAAAATAAATTGCTTCTTCAACAGGTACACCAGTTTTAACCAAGTATAATAATATTGGAGATACTTCATAATTACCTTGTATAAAGAAGATCCATGCATCTTTCTCAACATCCACCCAACCATTCATTGCTTGAGAATAGATATCTGCTACTTTATTTACATTGTCTACATCATACTGATTAGATAAAGAAATTCTTTTCTCTCCTTTTACATCAATAGTATTATGTCTTAAATGTAGATTTACATTTTTAATGTAATCTTTAGCTGCATAAGAATTTGGCATATAAGCACCAATTGAATTTAACAATACATTGAATGTATTTTCAATAGCACCTAAACCTAATGTTCTTTTACCAACTATATTAGATTCATGTTTGTATATGTTATACTCAGTTTCTAAAACTCTTGTTGGGCTTATTATTCTTTTTCCTTTAGCATTTGTGTTACCATCAGTCATTATGTTTTCAAACCTGTTATAGTCTGTAACATCATCTGATAAATTTTCAGCAATGTCTTTAAGTAAGAAAGTACCATTTGGAGTTATAAGAGAAGCATAGTTATCAGGTAACTCTAATATGTTCTTGATATCTTCAATAAGATCATTTTCCAAACCAGCTTTTTGATCTTTAAATAATTTATCTAAAGATTCACCTTTTTGGTTTAGTTCTTTCACCTGTTCTTTTATCCAAGAATTATCTTGATGTACTTTTTTCTTTAATTTACCTTGCTTATCTATATTAGTCATGAATATAGTAAGTTTATCAATATCAAAGTCACCCCCTGATTTAGCTACTATCTCAGCTGGAGGCACAATGATATTACCTGCTTGTGGAGGTAAGAACTCATACACTTCCATAAATTCCATAGAGTTTAGACCTTGTACTGGAATCCTAACACCCACTAATGTAATAGCTTTTCTATTTGCTTTATTATCTGCATCTAGCCATTCATCATCTTTTATTTTTTCATTTAGTCTGGCTAAACTATTATTCATATCTATAATACCATCTTCAAAGTATACAGCTATAGTTTCTTGATCTTTATACTCTAGATTAAATAAGTTTTGGTAATCACCTTGCATTGCTATCATTACTTTCATAGCTGCAGTTTTACCATCTTTACCTTTATGATAAGTTGGAAGAAGGTTAGTACCTACCCATTTTTTTATATCAGCTTCAGTGGCTGCTTTAAGAGGTAACTTGATATTGTTCTCATACATTGATGAAGATACTTGTACAAGTGGTTCACCTTTTACTTTTTGTTTTATGATTCTTTTATTAATCATAGATAGTAAAAGCTTCTCAATTTTACCAGATTCTGGATGTAAAGAAAGATCATTTTCTAAGTCACCATTATCAAGTGTATCTATGAAGTCAATTAACTCATCACTTAATACATCTTCTCTTTCTAAGTTGGTTCTAATTAAATTAACTAGTTTACCCATGCTGCTTTTATCTCTAGCAACATATTCACCTGAAGGAGTTTCTTCATAACCAATCTCTTCAAGTAACTCAAGTTTTAACAACTCAGTGTATTCAGATACATCATCTAGATATTTTGTTACTAATGGTTGAACTATCTTAGTTTCATCTGTAGTATCTATAAAACCTTGTTCATATAATCCTTCAAGGATTAATTTTCTCATCTGAGTAGAGAATATAGATTTACCTTTGAAAGAAGAGTTAACTTCAGTTTGGTTTTTTAAGAACTCAGCAAATACAACATTTTTAGTAAACTCTACATTTTTGTTAAAAGTGCCTTCTGGAGTTAGTATTTCATCACCATTACCTATATGTCCTACCTTAGAGCCTGATTCATATAACACATAGTCTAAACCATCTTTCATCATCTTCTGATGCATGTCATATAAAACTGTACCAGGTTTTGCTACACCAGGTATAATTGGTGCTAATGAAAACTTATGAAATGATACAAGAGGTAATCCTGTTGTTTGCATGTTACCATAATACTGTAACTTATATGGAGGAAAAAATTCTACTACATCTTCCATAGCTACATTTTCTCCCATTGCTACTTTTCTGTATAACAATTCTTGAGGATCTGACCAATTACCTTCTAAAACTTTAAGCATTCTATATGCTTCAAAGCCAATATGACCTTGACCATCACCAATCTTCATTCCAAAATATTCACCCAATGCTTTATCAGCAAGTTCAGTTGCTTTAACTGCACTACCTAATCTTTTGGTATATACTTTGATTAGTTCTTTTCTATACTCATCATGATATATTGAATCAAACTTAGCTTCTTTAATAATTGCTGAAGTTAAAGTACCATCATAAGCTTTAATAGGAATACCCATTTTATCAGCATAATACTTTTTAAATTGGAATCCATTAACAAAAGATTGTGCTCTTAAGTCTGCACGGAAACTTCTTCCACCAGAACCTAAACCAGCATTCCTTTTATGGAACTCTTCTTTCTCATGATTATACTGTACAAAATCTCCATATGCAATAATTGCAGTCTCAAACTTGTGTATCCAAGAGTTATAACTATAAGCTTTAACTAATGTTTCTTGAACTTCTGCAGGTGTTAATTTTTGATCAGATCTATCTGCTCTACTTTTTAAACCTTGATCAACAAACTTAGTTTTGTTAAGTTTTTTATTATTATTTTCTGTTAGCTTATCAAAGTAGTCAATAACATCTTTACTAACTTTCTCTCTTAAATCTAGGTTTTCTTTTAATACTTCAGAAAGATCAAAGTCTTGCTCATTGTTATCATTAGCTTTTTGTATAATAGCATATATTTCTTTTTGAGTATCTGCTTTAAGGACATCATCAAATGCAGTAAATGCTTGTCCAGCCATTACTGTTTTACCATCTGATTTTCTCTTTACCTCTCTGTTGTAACCAGCCCAGTTTTTATATTTATCTTCATCAGAATTAAATCTAAAGATTCTGTTTGCTTCACCTGAGATATATCCAGATATAATATCAAATGCTTTATCTTCACCAAAGTTACCTGGTCTGAAAGCTTCAATATCTACATATAACTTATTTGCTTGTTTATTATCATAGGTATTAATTTTATCATTAACAGTAATACCCATAGAGGTTTGCTTAGAAGCATGTCTCATGAACTCCTCAACTCCATTAAGCAACATAGTATGTAACTCTTGTAGGAACTTACTTGTTGCATCCATAGAAGCTGTAGAGACACCCATAGTTTCATTATCTTTTTTAGATACAACTTGTGTACCAGAAACATTCTGAAGTGTAAGCTTAGCTCCTTCTTTCTTTTTTCCAAAGTTTGGAGAAAGCTCATCAAGTTCAAATATTGAACCTAATAATTTAGAAAATGGTGTAAATGTATTATTATCAAAACCTAGCCATCTCATGTGTTTAAATAAACCATTAGGATCAGCTTCATTACTTGTTAATTCTTGCCAGTTTTCAGCTTTATTAATTGATGTAACAACTCTAGTAATAGTATTATCTAAGAAATGTTCCCATACTCTGTTTTTCTCAGGACTGTTTACACTAAAATTAGAATAAGAATCTGAATACATATTTTGTATTTCAGCCAATACTCTTAATCTTCCACTTACTTCTTCACTTTCTTTTTCTATTTCTCTAAGTTCTTTTTGTAATCCTTTTTGTAAATATTTAATAGGATCTTGTTTAAACTCAAGAGCTTCAAGAGTATCTCCAGCTTTATTTACTTTTTTAATAACTTCATACATCCTATCTATACCATATTCTATAGAGAATGATGATTTACCTACTATAGATCTAATAGCTGCACTACTTGTGTCTAAGTGTATACCAATAGCTTCTAAAAACTCAAGACCTTTTTTAAATTTAAAAACTCCATTATTACCAAAGTCATCAACAACTTTTTGAGTGTTTAATGTATTTTTTCTATAACCATCTTTTAAAGAATGTAAATATGGATTAGTTTCATGAGTTTGTGTAACAAAGTTATTTTTCCAATCTCTGATTACTTTATAAACATCAAAGCTTGCATTAGCAAGTCTAGCTTCAAAAGCAACTTTGTCTCCTTTACCTTCTTTGTTTAAGTTAAGTTGGATATAAGGTATTCTTGGTTTCTTAAGATCTTGCCAGAATTTAGTCTCAGCAGTAAACTCATTAGTAGTATTGTATTTATTAGTAGCAGGATTTGGTAATAGGTTTTGTAATTGATATAACTCAGGATAATTACCAGAGTTTTCAACTATTCTTCTATACATTTCTGTTTCATCAAAAGAACCTTCTAATATTTTAGCAAGTCTGTTCCACATTATATCAGCATCTTCTAGCTGAGGTAAACCTAAGAAGTCTTTTTCATTTACTAAATTACCATTTTCATCTTTGCTTGTTTTAAAAATACTAGATAATATAGTCATAGTATCTTCACTAGCAATATCTCTTGATGCTACTTTGTTACCACCGTCAGTTTTAAACAGTGTAGTCTGATCTAAGTTAGTTGGATCTTCTGCAAGTTCTTTATAACTTTCTTTCAGTGTGGTAAATTTAGATTTTTGCATGTGGTAAGCTATCACACCTACTTTTTGATCACCTTCTACAGATTGTTTAATGTTTCCAAAGTTTAAAACTATCTTATTAAGTAGTTCTACTCTGTCTGCTAGTTGTTTTTCTCTGAATAAGTTTGGAGTATCTGATTCTTTATTAGCTTCTAATGTTCCTACATAAGCATCTGAATAAGCTTTTCTTAACTCTATGAATCTATTTTTAACTTCACCATATAGATTTAGTCTATTTTCAGGGTTTTGTAATATTTTTATAGCACCTGAAGTAGTTTCTTTTTCTCTGTTATATGCTTGAAATACAACAGCAATCATATTATCAATTGAATTAGCTATCTTAACTGATTCATCAATAGTAAATGGTGCATAGTTTTTAACTTCAGCTTTAACAGGTTGTATATGTTTAGCTCTATTCATTTGAGTAAACATAATATTCTCCATACTAGGCTTTAAATTCTGCAAGATTGAAGGATCTTCTGAAGCTCTGTATAACTTATCATACATTTCTGCAATAGAAGCTACATCTCTTGGTCTAGTAGCCATCTGTTCTTTGGTAACTTTTGAGAACAAGTTATTTAAGAAGTTATATATTTTCTTGAATATTCTACCAAGTAATCCTTTTGGAGCTTCTTTTTTACCACGGCTTCTTGCATAATCTCTGAAGTCTTCAGCTATTGCTTCTTCTATATCAAAGTATTCTGCATTTGTCCATTTAGGTAATTTTCTTAGATCATCATATAATCTTACCTTTTCATCTTTAGTTAAGAATAACTGAGAGAATCCGTGCCAAGCTTCATGATAAAGATCTACTGCAGTACCACCATCAGCTTCATATAATGTAATACCAAACTTTGACCAAGTAGCAAATGCATCTGAGTTAACAACTTCTGTAATTCTTTCAAGAGTAATAAATCTACTTAATGGAGAACTTGCCCACCATTTTTCAGCAGCATCTCTATCTGCTTTACTAGTAAATACTCTATCAAGAAATGAATCTAATGCTTTTTCTCTTTTGAATATAGTTTGATTTGGCCTATTTAAAATATCTCCTATAGTATCTATATTAAAAGCTTTATCTGCTACCTTTTTTTCTGCAGGTGTTGTCTTAGCTACCGGTGTTTTTACTATTGGTTTCTTTTCAACTGGAGCCGGTTTTTCTTTTACTGGTTCTTTTTTAGCAGAAACAGGTCTTCCAACTTCATAAACTTCTTCAGCTTTTAAAGACTCTTCAAGATTTTGTGGAATATTATAAGTTAAGTAAGCATTTAGTCCATAAAAATACTCAGATGTTTCTTGCCCATAAGTTACTTTAGCCAAAGGTTTGATAAACTCAAAGTAATCTTTTTTTGTTGCTTTAATTTTACCATCTTCTACTTCATAATCTGTATAAGATTTCTTGTGATAGGTTTCATTGTACTGTATATTAGCAGGATAAAGTTTACCATTTTTTGCTAATACTGCCTCTTTTAATAAATGTTGTTCAATTTTCTTTTTAGTAATATCTGTTTGTAGTTTATCTTTTGGAATTTCTATACCTTTAATTTTAACTGATAAATAAGGTATATTATCTTTATATTTAACATTAACTGTTATTCTATCTCTATTATTTTTTTCACCTTTAGGAATAGAATTACTAATAAATACTTCAAAATAAGTTTGTTTATCTTGAGGAGAAAGTTGTTTACCAAGTAATTTAGCATCTGTTGTTAATATAGTAGCAATTTTATTAGCTAATTCAGCTGTCATATCTCCTCTTTGTAGAAATATTTGCTGATCTATTGTTACACCAGGTTTTTCTTTACTTATATCTAAAACCTTTTGACCCCTTAATTCTCCCGAAGTAATTAACGTAGCATTTTTTATTTCTTCAGCTTTAATATCTGTTTCAGATAAAGGCATTGTTTTTATATTTTTACTATTTATACCAAATGTACCATTGGTAATAGATAATAAAACTTCTCCTTCAGATTCTAATATATAATTTCTAAGATTGTATAAATCATTTAATTGCTTTTCTTGTTTATCAGCAATTTCTTTAACCATAAATTGAAACTGTTCATCAGAAACTTTTATATTTTTAGCTTCTAAAGCTTTCTTTTCTCTTTCAGCAACTATTTCAGGTTCAACTAATGATGTATATCTATCTGCTCTATTAGATAAGTATAATTTATTATTTACTTTTTCTACTTTTCTTAGATACTGATATACTAATCTACCATCTGCAGGATTATCAGTTATGCTACCATCTTCTTTAAAGTAGATAAAGTTTCCATCAGTATCAGTTATTACAGAAATTATACCTTGATAATCTGGATATTTTACTTTATGTTCTTTATCATATGCTGTAAGATATTCAGATGGAAACTTAGATGATTTTATAGCAGTTAATGCTAATGATTTACCTTGGTAGATAATTTCATCTGAACTTGCTCCTCTTTGTCTTGCAATGTATACTATATCTTTAATTACATCATAGAAAAGTTTCTTCTCTGGATCCTTTTTGTTTCTCATATCTTCTGAAACAGTCTCAGGATTTGCAGAGTAAGCTATTTGGAATGATGTAGCTAAAGGATAAACAACTTTAGAACCATTGTTTTCATTATAAGACCATTGCATTTCTGGACTTAAAGGTTCTGCAACTTTTTTATTCTGAGAAGATCTGTTAATTTGTTTAATCTCTTGTTTAATTTCTTTAGCACTTTTTTTTTCAACAGCAACTTCTATGAGTACATTTTTAATCTCATTAAACTGCTTTCTCATTATAGCTAAAGCAGTAAAATTAAAATTTAAGTCAACTAACTTATCATTTATATCACTATCAGTAGTAACAACTTGTAAGATATCAGGCATAGCTTGTGCATATAATAAAGCTTTTTTTTCATCAGAAGCTTCTTTTACTGCATTATATACTTCTTTGATTAGTTTTCCTAAATCAAAACCAGTTTTTGTTTCAGATATTGTTTTATATAATAATTGGTATACATCACCAATTTGATCAGTATTAAGAGCACAAGCCATTATTTACAAAGTTTAGAATTATTTTTTAATTTGTTTAATATATCAGAGCTAGAAATATTAGCAGCTTCTGCTTTTAATTTAGCAATTAATTCTTTATCCTCTACAAATTCTTTAAATGTTTTTCCTGATTCTTCTGAATTTGTTTTGTCTTCTTCAGTGATTATAGTTTCTGTTCCCATTTCTGTTGCTTCTTTAGTTATTTTTTCAAAACTTTGTTTAAGCTCTTCTTCAGTAAAATCTTTAGTTTTTTTTGTTTGTAAATCTTGAACAGTTGTTACACCATTCTTAACACTTTTAACTAGAAAAATCTCACCCGGAGCTTCTGTAAAGATAGGAACAATACTTGTTAAATATTCACTTTCAGCCTTTAAATTGTCAGATGAAACAATGGTTTGCAGATCAATTTTTCTTTGATCATATACCTTAGTTACATTACCTAAGTCTAGGGTTGAACCTTCTCTTGATGCTTCAACTACAGCTTTAGTATATGCAGTATCCAACTCTTCAAGATCTTTAGTGTTTATCATTGCAGTTATGAAAGGATTAGTTTCATCAACTACTTCTTCTGTAAGAGATTCTAAACCTATATCTTGACCACCTCTTGCTTGTTTTACAAGGTCTTTGAGTTCCGTTTCTGTTGCAGGTCTAAGAACTCCCTCTGTTTTTCTAGTGGTAGGCTCTTGAACCTTAGGTACATTAGTCCTGTCTGGTACTTCTGTTCTTGTTGGTCCGAAGGCTTGTTTAACTTCTTTTCTTTGGACTTTGCTGATTCTTCCATCTTTGTTAAGTTTAATTAAGTTAATATCATTAAGTAAGTCATTAATAGCATTGATTTGATTAGTTATATCATCTACTAAATCTCCTCTGTTTATTACTGTAAATCCTAATTGTTCAAGATTACCAATAGTTTGTTGAGCCCATAAAGTTATTCTTAATAAATCAGCAGTGCTAACACTTCCTATTCCTTCTTCTATAAGTGTATTTACAGCTTCTGGAAAGTCAGTTTCTAATATTTCAGTTATTGCTTTAGATGTTGATTCTGACAAAGATAATCTATCAATATCTTTTAACTCTGCTTTTTGTACTGCTTTGCTTTTAGTTTTGTAACCTTTTTGGAAACTGTTAGGTAATCTATTTAATGCAAAGATATAATCATTTGCATTCTCACCTTTAACAGTTCTTTCTATATTATTTTCAACCAGAGCAAGTCTTTCAGCATTAAGACCTTTAAGTTTAATCTCATCTTGTGCAATTAATTTTATTAAAGAATTTATTTTATAATTATATTGTTTTAAGTTTTCATCTTTTAAGTCTACATTTTTTAATGTTAATGTATTTACTTCAGCTCTTCTTCTACTATTTTTTTCTGATAACTCTTTGGTTTGAGCTTCAATATCAGCAATTTTTTGATCATTAATATTATAAGATAATGAAATAATATTACCAGTGTTATTTCTATTTATTTTATACTTAACACCATTTATAGTAGCAGTTTTTTCAGTAGCATCATTAAATGCAGCATCAATAACTACATTATTAATTGTAGCAACTTGACCTACTGCTTTTATAGGAGTAATTAAACTAACACCTACATTAGATACAGATAATGAACCATCT